TGAAGAGTTTCAGATGTGAATTGTTGTTATTGCGTTTTAGAGGAGAGAATAATTTGCGTCCCTTGGACAAAGCCTTGAAAGCGTTGAATGCGCCTTTGCCAGTACGAAAAGCAAAATACCAGCTTTTTGATAAGGAGAAAGAGTCGATCAATGGAGCTGTCGAGTCTGTCCAGGTGACAATGAATGCCGCAACAGAAGCAATCTCTGGCATCAATGAAGTCATCGACCAATTGAAGACAACTTTGCCTAATGCAGACAATTCAATCTTTAAGATTGGAGATGCCGCAGATAAGATTGCCGAACTTGGTGGGACCGTGACCAATGCCATACAATCAGGCATTGAATCACTGAAGGTTTCCTTCGGTGAAGTAGCTACAGGGACCTCTTGGGTTGCCTCTTTATGGGAATACTTGAGTGGTGCTTTGTACATTTTGGCCACAACAGCAATGGCTGCACCAAAGTTCCGTGTTGATCAATTCTTCACGTCGATCATTTTTGTCTTCGGAAAGAAGATAATGTCACACATCATAAGTCTGATGGGTTGCGATTTGCCTCGGTTGTTCCAGCGGTTTACGACCTCTATGGGTGGTGGTGATGTGCAAACATCACCGCCGGCTGTAGAGGGCGATTCTGCTGAGTCACCTGATGCCGCCGAGTATCAGTTTGGTTTGCCCGAACTTGGAACAAAATCTCTTGTTGCAATCATTTGCACACTGTTTTCAGCTGTGTTTTTGTATGTGACGGGAGAGAGTGTTTTCGATTTGGACAAGACAATCAAGTATTATGGTGACAAGTGTAGGAATTTGAACAACATCCACCTTTTCTTTGACAAGACATGTCCTCTTTTCGCATGGGTCGCAGAGTGGATGGTAACTGCCATCACAGGACCCAAAGCCGATGCCGAGATTACAGCTGCTGTTTATGAATATGAACAGTGGGCAAATGCAGTACTTTTCATGCTGCGAGTGCGTCCAGATGGGAAAACCACAGTTGATTTGATTCGAACTGATAAGAAAACAGTTTTCTTTGTCGACGAATTATACCGGAAAGGTATTCACATTTCAAAAGAACTTGCGAAGTACAAGGAAGTGTCCACCACACAATTTCACAAGCTTTTCAAAGCCGTTGAAGGATGGCGTCGTTTGTGCGACCATACGGGTATTTTTGGTGACAAACCACGAAGAACCCCGTTGATCGTTTACCTGTATGGTAATTCTGGTGTTGGAAAATCTCAGTTGATGTTTCCATTTGCATCCGATCTCATGGCTGCATCACACAGCGACCTCGCTGATTTCGCATCTGAGATCTATATGCGAAACCCTGAACAAATTTTCTGGGATGGGTACCATGGTCAAATTGTGTGCATTTATGATGATATTCTCCAACTTCTGGATTCAAAGACCAATCCGAACCCAGAATTGATGGAGTTGATCCGCACTGGCAACACAGTGCCCTTCAACTTGCACATGGCTGAACTCCATGAGAAAGCACGAGCCCGTTTTTGCTCTGAGATTGTTCTGGCCACTGCCAACAAGGCCCCAAGCAGATACACAATGGAATCAATCACGAAACCAGAAGCATTTTTCCGTCGAATAGATGTGTGTGCTGAAGTGAAGGTGAAAGAGGAATTTTCGAAGGAGGTTCAAGTCCACAATGATACATACAGAGCCCTGGATGTGTCAAAGTGTGAAGGATCACTTGACATGCGAGTGTATGAGTTTCATCTCAAAGACTCGGCCACAGATACCCCTATCATGAAGGAAGGTGTGCCTGTGGTGCTTGACTACGAAGAGTTCAGTGCCTTGTGTATCAAGAAGAACTCACAAAAGTCCAAACTGGGAGAGGTCATCAATGCTGAGCTATCCGAACGGATGACTCCAGAACGACGTGCTAAGCTTGCAGCTATTGCTGCTCAGTACCAATGTGACGATGGAAAGACTTGCGGAGGTGCTTGCAAAAATGCAGAATCAGACCCACAGAAGAAGTGGATAGATGTGTCGCAGTTCAATC